TGGAGATGTTATATCATTTTAATAAAAATAAATAATAATATGAAAATAGGTTTTTGTGGAACAATGTCAGTAGGGAAAACAACGCTTGTTAATGCGTTAGCTGAACTACCAGAATTTAAGGATTATAAATTTAGAACGGAACGTTCTAAAGAATTAATGGCTATGGGTGTTCCACTGAACACTGATTCAACATTAAAAGGTCAAACAGTATTTTTAGCAGAACGTGCAAGTGAATTAATGTGTGAAAATATTATTACTGATCGTACCATTATTGATGTTATTTCATTCGCTAATGCGTCTAAATCAATGAATATTTTAGATAAAGATGCTTTTACTGATTTTGCAAGTCATTTAATATCTGAATACGATCATATATTTTATATATCTCCCGAAGGTATTGAAATTGAAGATAATGGAGTTAGAGAAACAGATGCAGAATATCGTGACTTAATTGATTTTACTATTTTAAATATAATCAATCGATTCCAACATCGTATTAAAAATTATCATAATATATCAGGTAGTACAGAAGAACGTATTGCACTTGTGAAACAAGCACTTTCCTTATAATATTTATAACAAAATACACTATAATGAAAAAATCAGCACTAGCAGCATACATTAAAGAAGAAATAATATCTACCCTTTCAGAAGCAACTTATGAAGTATCAGCGGATAAGGTAGACTCTATAAAAAGTAAAGTAACCGATAAAGATATAATCAAAGTTACTGAACAAGATGATGAATTTGACTTCGATGAGAAAGAACCAACAGCTAAAGATATTAAAAAAGGAGATTCTATAGCTAAAATTTCAACTAAATTAGCGGCTAATGAGAAAGAAATGAAAACAGTAGTTAATCAATGGAAAAAATCCGAAGGTGCTGAAAAAGAAGAGTTTTTAAAACGATTAAAAGCTTTAACTAAAATCAAAAAAGAACTTGAAGGACTTCTTTAAAAATATCCAAAGTGTATTACTTGTAATATTAGTTGTAATTATCCTATCAATGAGGTTATGTTCAAAAAACGTAACCCCAACAGAACCTCGTATTGAACGAGATACAATAGTAGAATATATTACTGTAGAAAAAAGTGTCCCGGAATATGTTCCAAAGTGGAAAACTCGTATTGAAACAATAAATAAAATAGATTCATTTTTGATAGATGTTGATACAGCAGCCATTTTAAGAGAATATTATGCTAAATATTATTATCATGATGAACAAGATTTTGATAGTTTTAAATTAACTATACTAGATACAGTCACCCAGAATATGATTACTGGTAGACAAATTAAATATACTTTAACATATCCTAAATACACAGTTACTGAAAAAATTTACATTAATAAAAGACAAGTTTATGCTGGTTTAGGAATACAAGGTTTACCATCTCAATTAAATTACGTTGGTGGTGAAATGTTATATAAAAATAAAAAAAACCAAATATATGGCTTTGGGGGAGGTATTAATCAAAATTTCCAACCCGTAATATCAGTCAGAATGTATTGGAAAATAGGAAAATAATGGCTGAAGATTTAAAATCAATAATACGACAGGAATACCTTAAATGTGCCCAAGACCCAGCACATTTTATGAAAAAATACTGTCATATTCAACATCCACAACGTGGACGAGTTATATTTAATCTATTCCCATTCCAAGAAAAAACATTACATTTAATTAGAGATAATCCTTATTCTATTATTTTAAAATCTAGACAGTTAGGTATATCAACATTAGCAGCAGGTTATTCTCTTTGGTTAATGTTATTCCAAAAGGATAAAAATATACTATGTATAGCAACAAAACAGGAAACAGCTAAAAACATGGTTACTAAGGTTAAGTTTATGTATGATAACTTACCTTCATGGCTTAAAATACCAGCGGACGAAAATAATAAATTAACACTTCGTTTAAGTAATGGATCACAGATTAAAGCAACATCCGCAAGTAGTGATGCTGGCAGATCGGAAGCTGTTTCTTTACTATTAATTGATGAGGCCGCATTTATTGAACAAATTGGTGAAATATGGGCTTCAGCTCAACAAACATTGGCTACAGGTGGTGGTGCTATAGTATTATCTACACCTTATGGTACTGGAAATTGGTTTCATAAAACGTGGGTATCTGCTGAAAATAATGAGAATGATTTCCTCCCAATTAAATTACCTTGGTATGTTCATCCTGAACGAGACGAGACTTGGAGAAAACGACAAGATGAATTATTAGGTGATCCTAGAATGGCAGCACAGGAGTGTGATTGTGATTTTAGTACTTCAGGAGATATTGTATTTTATTCTGAATGGTTAGAGTTTATAAAAGAAACCACTATTCAAGATCCAATAGAACGTAGAGGAGCAGACCAAAATCTATGGGTTTGGGAAGCAGCAGATTATTCTAGAGATTATATGATTGTGGCTGATGTCGCTCGTGGTGATGGTAAAGATTCATCGGCTTGTCACGTAATAGACATTGCAACAAATACACAAGTAGCAGAATATAAAGGACAAATGTCACCTAAAGAATATGGTTATTTTTTAGTTGGATTAGCCTCAGAATATAATAATGCCTTATTAGTTGTAGAAAATGCTTCTATTGGTTGGGCAACCCTAGATTCAATTATTGAACGTGGGTATAGAAATTTATACCAATCCCCTAAATCTGATCATATGACTGCCGAATCCTACTTAAAAGTATTTGAAGGTAATAGTGAAATGACCCCAGGATTTACTATGTCTATGAGAACTAGACCATTAGTAGTAAGTAAATTTAGAGAATATATTGGTGATAGATCAGTAACTATTCGTTCAAAACGTTTACTTGAAGAAATGAAAGTATTTATCTGGAGAAATGGTAGACCAGAAGCACAATCTGGTTATAATGATGATTTAGTAATGAGTTTTGGTATAGGAATGTATTTAAGAGATACATCACTTAAATTCCAACAACAATCACATGATATGACTAGAGCTACATTAGGAAGTATAACAAAAACCTCGTATATTGGTGCTTATAACTCAAATGGACAAAACAACCCCTATCAAATCGATAATCCATATGGAGGAAAAGAAGATATTAGCTGGCTCCTTTAATTAATATTTATAACGATAATAACAAGTATATAAAAACATGGCAGATACAAGATTATTCACCCGATTACAACGTTTATTTTCAACAGACGTAATTATCAGAAATCAGGGGGGAAACCAACTTAAAGTAATGGATGTGGATAGTATCCAAATGTCTGGAGATATTGCGACTAATTCTATTATGGATAGATATAATCGTTTATACTCTCCATCATCAACATCTCTTTTCGGTAATCAATTAAACATAAATTACCAATATCTACGTACTATGATCTACTCAGATTATGATATAATGGATAATGATGCTATTATTGCTTCGGCACTTGATATTATATCGGATGAATCTACATTGAAAAATGATATGGGTGAGGTGCTTCAAATTAGAAGCAGTGATGATAATGTTCAAAAAATATTATATAATCTTTTCTACGATGTAATGAACATTGAATTCAATTTATGGTCATGGATTCGCCAAATGAACAAATATGGTGATTTTTTCCTTAAATTAGAAATTGCTGAAACCTATGGTGTTTATAATGTAATACCTTATACAGCATACCATATTGAAAGACAAGAAGCATATGATCCTGAACACCCAAATGCTATACGCTTCAAATACTCCCCAGAAGGAATATATAGTGGTGGATCTGGTTATTATGGTGTGCCTAATACATTTGATAAAGATAATGAAAAGGGTATATATTTCGATAATTATGAAATGGCTCATTTTAGGTTAATAACAGATGTTAATTACCTTCCATATGGTCGTTCATATATCGAACCAGCTCGTCGTATATTTAAACAATATACATTGATGGAAGATGCTATGTTAATCCATAGAATCTCTCGTAGCCCTGATAGACGTATATTTTATATCAATGTTGGATCAATTCCACCAAATGAGGTAGAAAACTTTATGCAAAAAACCATCAGTACTATGAAACGTACTCCATTGATGGATCCAAATTCTGGAGAGTATAATTTAAAATACAATATGCAAAACCTTATGGAGGATTTTTATATCCCTATAAGAGGAAATGATTCAGCAACTAAAATGGAAACCGCTCCTGGTTTAACTTACGATGGTATACAAGATGTTGAGTATTTAAGAGATAAATTATTTGCTGCCCTAAAAGTACCTAAAGCATTTATGGGTTATGAGAAAGATTTAACTGGTAAAGCTACATTAGCTGCTGAAGATATACGTTTTGGACGCACAATTGATCGAATCCAACGAATAATGTTGTCCGAATTATATAAAATCGCATTAGTACATTTATATACACAAGGATACACAGATGAATCATTAACTAACTTTGAATTATCATTAACCACACCTTCTATCATATATGATCAAGAACGTATTGCGTTGATGAAGGAAAAGGTTGATTTAGCTAATTCGATGATGGAATCTAAATTATTCCCATCAGATTGGATTTATGAAAATGTATTCCATTTCAGTGCAGATCAATATGATGAGTATAGAGATTTAATTGTACAAGATCAAAAACGTAAATTCCGTGTTACTCAAATTGAAGCTGAAGGAAACGACCCGTTAGAAACAGGTAAATCGTATGGTACACCACATGATTTAGCTTCACTATATGGAACAGGTAGATATGATTCAGATCCAGCAAACGTACCTACAGGATATGATGAAAAAACCACATTGGGACGTCCTGAAGAAAAAGCATCAGATCGCAACACACAAGATAGTGCATTTGGTAAAGATCGTTTAGGTGCTAAAGGAATGAAAGCAGATGATAATGAATCCGATTCAATAAGACCACAATATAAAGGTGGTTCCCCATTAGCTCTCGAAGCAAAATTAAAAAATACAATTCTTTTTGAATCGCTTAATAAAAAATTAAGTTTAAAAAATCAAGGAGAATCACTATTGGATGAGAGTAATATTAAGGAACAATAATCTCTATATATTTATAACAAAACCTATTTAGAATGAACATTAAACATTCAAAGTATAAAAATACAGGAATACTGTTTGAATTACTAGTTAGACAAATCACATCAGATACTCTATCAGGTAAATCATCCAAAGCATCCAGTATTTTAAAAAAGCATTTCGTCAAAAGTGAATTAGGGAAAGAATACAAATTGTATGAAACCCTTTCCAAATATAAGAACATATCTGAAACTAAAGCAGATATGATCCTTACTACTATTATTGAAAATTCAAAATCCTTAAATAGAGGTGCTTTGAAAAGACAAAAATATAATTTAATTAATGAAATTCAAAAACATTATGATTTGAATGAATTTTTTAAAACTAAACTTCCAACATATAAGGAATATGCTTCATTATATACATTGTTAGAAATATATAATAGTGATGTACTTTCAACCCCCGATCAAATAATTTCTAATAAAATATCTTTATTAGAATCAATGACTGCCGCCCCAATTGCTGCTAAAAAAGTTGAAAATGATTTGATGGAGGAATTTAAATCATATGATAAAGATATAAGAATTTTAACATATAAAGTATTATTAGAGAAATTTAATGGCAAATATGGTACATTAAATGATGATCAAAAAGACGTACTCAAAGAATTTATTAATTCCGTAGATAATACTCCAAGATTAAAGGAATTCTACAATGGTAAAGTTGCTTATTTGAAAGAAGAATTAAACAATTTATCAAAAACTATTAAAGATAAAGCAGTTAAAATTAAAGTTAATGAAGTAACGAATATGTTAGTATCATTAAATAAAACTGCTAAAATAGGAGATGATGATTTAATTAATTTACTCCAGTATTGTGAACTATTACATGAATTGAATAAATCCCATGAGTAGTTTTAAATATAAACTTAAAGAAGTAGCTCCTGAAGGTTTCGAGGTTGGGAATGTAAGTACTGATGGTGATTTTAAATCTACAGTTACAGATATTAACCCAGAAACAGGCACTGTATCTTGGGATATTAAATCTATCCCCAATATAGGAAAATTAGTAGATGATGTTAATGATTTAACTATAACCGCTAAAGAAGTATCTGTTAAAGTTAAAGAAGATTCTAAATTTTTAGATATTTACGAAAAATCAAAAGAATTAAGAAATACAATTCGTACTCATATCCGTAATAAGTACCCTGAAGAATATAAAAAAATAATGGAAATAGATTTAGATGAAATGAATACAATATCATCTAACTCAGGTTTCACATCAGGTACTGAAGGTGAAAATTATGCAACCCCCTTTGCTTTTAATAAAAATAAAAAAGCGGATGGAACCGATAGAGATATTTTAACAAAATCTCCATATAGATTTAAATTAGCTCCAAAACCAAAATCAACTAAAGCTGTAAGTATTGTTGATTTTAATGGTAAAACAAGTCCATTAAATGAATCAGAAACAAACATTGAAGAATATATTGCTGATTTAGGAGTAGAAAGCCAAGCATTAAAAAAACATATTACATCCAGAATATTAGGATTTGATAAAGTTGAAAATAAATTAAACGAGCTTATCCCATTGTTAGCTCAAGCAAAAAATAAAACAATGGATTATTATAAAGAAAACCCCGATTTTAAAGTAATATACGGTACTGATTTAGCTGTAGATTATTTAGACGATTTAATAGAAATGTTTAAAGATTAATATTTATAACCATGACACTACAACAACAATATATTCTTATAAAAGAAGGAAAAGGAGATAAAAACTTCTTTATGAGACAAGCACTAAGACAATTCCCTGAATTTCTTACTGTAAATAACACATTCGAACAAACAACAAATATACTTCACAGTAAAAGTATTATATCTGAAGACATAGGTGGTGTTATTTCTCTCCAATCTAATCAATCACATACAGCCGCAAAATCATCTTACCAAAGAGCATTTGAAAAATTCCTAGCTGAAGAGGTAAAAGCTGAAAATAAAGAAACTGAGAAAGAAATAGTCGATATGCAAATAAAAGACTACGATTATAAGGATACTAAAAATATAGACAACATATATGGACAAGCATTCCTATCAGGATATTATGTGGAAATGGAAGATCCTAAAAATGCTAAAAAAACCGTAGAAGAATTAAAAGCAATGGTAGCTAAAAACTTAGCTAAAGATATTACTTTTTATACTACTAATTCTGCATTTGGCCTTAAAATCCAAGGGTATGTTGATGATGTACCAGGTGCTGGTAAAATTGTAGACGCTAAAGGTGAATTTAAATCTAGCGGTTATGGTGATATGAAAAAATCAGTTAAAGAAAATAAATATTCTTTATCTAAATTGATGGATTCATCAAAATAAAACCATAAAATATGAAACAAATTCTCATAGAAACTCAAGCATTTAGAGTTAACCCAATACAGTTAACGGAAATGAGAGCTCCTTCTGGTAATCCAATGGTTGAGGGTATATTAGCTACTGCCGAAGTAAAAAACGGTAATGGTCGTTATTATTCTAAAGATTTATGGGAACGTGAAATTGACAAATATAGAGAGATTGTTAAAGAAAATAGAGCAACAGGTGAATTAGATCATCCTGAATCTTCTATTATTAACCTTAAAAATGTATCTCATATTATTAGAGATATGTGGTGGGATGGGAATCAAGTAATTGGTAAAATTGAAGTACTCCCAACAACATCAGGAAATATATTAAAAGCATTAATCGAAAACAATGTACAAGTAGGTGTTTCATCTCGTGGTATGGGTTCATTAAAACAAATGGGCGAAATACTAGAAGTACAAGATGATTTCGAATTATTATGTTGGGATTTTGTTTCAACACCATCCAACCCAGGCTCATATATGCACGTGATTAAAGAGGGATTAGACTTTACATCGCAAACCCAATACGGGAGGGTAAATTCATTGTTATCGGAAATATTATGTGCTAATGGCACATGCCCGATAATCTAAAATATGCTTCTACCTTAGGAAGACCTATAAAACTTATAGGTATTAAACGCTCCCCTAAAAAGGAGCGTTTTTTCTTTCCCTCTATATATGTATGGGTATAATATGTCATTTCTTATATGACATCGATAGATAAATTATTTATTACGTTTCAGCATTCGCTAACAATAAACGTATTTCCAACAATTAAATTGAGGACAAATGACAAACAACAGAGATTTGCTTAAAGAAGCAATCGCAGATGCCAAAGCCGTTAAAGAAACAGCTATCGCAAATGCAAAAATGGCACTTGAAGAAGCGTTCACCCCTTATCTAAAAGAAAAATTCTCAGCAAAGTTAGCTGAAATGGATGAAGAGGAATCAGAAGCAGAAAGAGCCGACGTAGACAAGTATGAATACGAAAAAGGTAAAAAGAGCATGGAAGAAATGCCAGACCCAGTAATGCGCCACGGTCTTAAAGGTGACGACAAGGAAGAAAAAAGAACTGAGTACATGAAGTATGGAAAAGACCTTGGAGAATCTGAAGACATGGATGAAGAAATGGATCTAGATGAACTTTTAGCTGAACTCGACAAAGAACTTAATGAAGCTGAAGAATCAGAATCAGAAAGAGCTGATGTAGATTCGTATGAGTATGAAAAAGGTAAAGAGGACGAAGAAGACAAAGAAAATGATGAAGAAATTGATCTTGAAGATATGTCAGAAGACGACCTTAAAACATTCATTGAAGACGTAATCGCAGACATGGTTAAAGCTGGAGAGTTAGAAGGTGAAATTGAAACAGACGAAGAAGATGAAGAATCGGATGATGATGTAGAAATTGAAGTGGAAGATGAAGAAGAAGTAACTATTGATGAAGGTCTTTTAGATTTCTTGAAAAAGAAAAAAGAGGCAGCACCTTCAAAAGAAACAGACCCTAATCCAATTATTGGAGTTGATTACGATGGTAATTATATCCGTAAAGATGGTACTATGGCTGAAGGTGCAAAACAAGGTTATAACGCCAAATTAGACGATGCCGAAGGTGCAAAACATGGTAAGAAAAAGCAAGACATGAAACAACGTCGTGCCGATTCTGAAAACATGGAAAAAGCTGATGGTAAAAGAAAATTTGCCGGAGATAGCCAAATGAAAGAAGAAGAAGAAATGGCAGAAATGAGATTAGAAGTAAATGAGTTAAGATCAGAATTAAATGAAGTTAACTTATTAAACGCTAAACTTTTATATGTCAACAAAATCTTTAGAGCTAAGAATTTGAATGAAAACCAAAAAGCAAAGGTATTAGGTGCATTCGACAAAGCAACCTCAGTAACAGAAGTTAAACTCGTTTTTGAAACATTAAGCGAAGGTTTAACCCCAGTAAAGTCTGCTATTAAAGAAAATAGAGGTAGTGCTTCAAGAATAATGGGTAATTCCACAACCAAAAAACCAATTTTAGAGGTTAACAATCAATTCGAAAGATGGCAAAAACTTGCCGGAATTAAATAAAATTTTAACAATTGAAAAAATAATTAAAAATGTCACAAGTAAATCAATTACTCGAGTCAGCTGCAGGTTCTTGGAAGAACCTTCAATCTGATGCTGCTAAATTAGCAGGTAAGTGGGCTAGAACAGGCCTACTTCAAGGTCTTGGTGAAGTAGATAAGAACAATATGTCTCTTATGCTAGAAAACCAAGCAAAACAATTAGTAACAGAAACTAACGTAATCTCAACTAACTCTTATTTCACTTCAGGTACTGAAGGTGAAAACTGGGCTGGAATCGCTTTACCATTAGTAAGAAAAGTATTCGGTACTATCGTAGCTAAAGAATTCGTTTCTGTTCAACCAATGAACATGCCTTCTGGTCTTGTTTTCTTCTTAGATTTCCAATATGGTAATACTAAGAATCCATTTACTGCTGGTGATTCACTATATGGTGATCGTAACGCGGGTGGTAAATACCCATTCGCAACTCCAGCTACTGAAGGTGGTTTATATGGTGCTGGTAGATTTGCTTATTCTACTAACCAATTCTCAGCTTCATTTGCTTCAGGTTCTACAGCAGCTACAGACGCTGTGTTTGCCGTAGCAACTTCTGAATCAGTTAATTTTGATTCACGTTTTTACAGTCAACTTGATGCAACTGGTACTCAGTTATATACTATAACTGTAAACTCTTCTTCTTTAGCAACCTCTGCCCCTAATTGGGATTTTGATGCTGTTAGTTCATTCATCATCACTGGTACTGCCGCTACTGTAGCAGGTAACTTACAAAACTTTACTACTTATAATGCCGCTACTGGAGCTGTTACTTTTGTAATTGCTGGTGATTTAACTACACCTGTTACTGGTAATTATGTTTTAAATTATAGTAAAGTAACTACAGACCAATACAGAGGTGATTTCGAAGCTTCTAGTTCTTATGCTAATCCTAATGCAGGATTTGCTAACGCTGGTGCTTCTCAAATTGCTATACCAGAAATCAATGTTCAAATGCAGTCTCAAGCTATCACAGCTAAGACTAAAAAATTGAAAGCTGTTTGGACTCCTGAGTTTGCTCAAGATTTAGCTGCTTATCAAAACATCGATGCTGAAGCTGAATTAACTAATATCATGAGTGAGTATATTTCAATGGAAATTGATTTAGAAATCTTAGATATGTTAGTTACTGATGCTGCTGCTGGTACTGAGTACTGGTCTGCTGAAAACAACCAAGTTTGGAATGGTTCAGCATTTGCTGCTTCAACTTCAGATTTCTACAACACTCAAGGCGGATGGTTCCAAACTTTAGGAACTAAAATGCAAAAACTAAGTAACAAAATTCACCAATTAACTCTTAGAGGTGGTGCTAATTTCTTAGTTACATCTCCTACAGTTGCTACTATTTTAGAGTCAATCCCAGGATTCGCTTCTAACTCAAATGGTGATGCTGCTGTTGGTGAATATGCTTTCGGTGTACAAAAAATCGGTACTATAAACAACCGTTACAAAGTATACAAAAATCCATATTTCACAGATAACTTAATCTTGATGGGATATAGAGGTACTCAATTCTTGGAAACTGGTGCTGTATTTGCTCCATATATTCCTCTAATCATGACTCCATTAGTTTACGATCCAGAAACCTTCACTCCAAGAAAAGGTTTAATGACTCGTTACGCTAAGAAAATGTTACGTCCTGAGTATTATGGTAAAATCTATGTAAACGGTTTAGAAACTGTTTAATATATTTTTACAGAATTAATTTTCTATTAAAATTGGGCCTAGAGAAATCTAGGCCCTTTTTTTGTTCTTATGTTATATTTGGTATAATTTTAATATGTATAATAAACAAAAGTTTTACATAAAAATTAATTTATATGGCATCTAACCATCACACCTCTGAGGTATTTACTGAAAAACGTAAACCAAAAACTCCCATTAAATTTAAAATTTCACTTAATGAGGAGCAAAAAATAGCTAAAGATAAAATATTACATAATACCCTTACCATATTAGCAGGTAAAGCAGGTTCAGGTAAAACATTATTAGCATGTCAAATTGCTCTTGAAAAACTTTTTACAAAAGAGACTCATAAAATAATAATTACTCGTCCAACTGTATCTAAAGAGGAAATAGGGTTCCTACCAGGGAATTTAAGTGAAAAAATGGATCCGTGGGTACAACCTATATATCAAAATATGTTTATTTTATATGATAAAGTAAAAATCGAAGAATTAATATCATCTGGGGTTATAGAAATTGTACCACTTAGCTTTATGCGTGGTCGTACTTTTTTAGACAGTATTATCATTGTAGATGAGGCACAAAACGTAACCCACGAGCAGATGGAAATGATTGCTACTCGTATAGGTTTACGCTCAAAAATGATTATATGTGGTGACGATCACCAGGTAGATTTAAAATCAAAACGTGAATCTGGGTTTAGATTTCTATATTCAGCAGCCAAACGAATTAAAAATATGTGTGCTGTTACTTTAAATCATAACCATAGAGATCCTATAGTAGATGAACTTATAGCATTATATGAGGAAGCAGCGGATATAGGAATAACGTTAAATTCATCAGGTACAAGCGGAAGATCAAAAAAATAGTATAGAACAATTTTTCCATAATATTTATATCAAAACAAATACATGGCAAATTGCTCAAATACCCCTGTTACTGGATGTTTAGATGTAACTATACAGGAATCAATAATCCTGCCTAATTACAATGTTCAAAATTCATTTAATACATTCACAGTATGTGGAATCGAAAATTATGCTATTAGAACGGATGTAATTCAATATGATTGGAGTGGTTCAGGTATTGGTATTATAGACTTTGTAGGATCAGAACCAGAACAAACTCCAGGTTCATTTGTAAATTCTGCTGTAAAATATATTAGAATTACAAATTATAAAACTAGTGATAAATTTGCAAGTATCTACATTATTAAAGAAAATTCAGAATCAGTAGTATTTAAAATAGACCCAGGTAAATCCCTTATTTTAAGTAATGATGTATTTGATGCTTCTTCAACAGCCGATTACGTAGATGAAACTTATGCTGATAAACAGTATTTTGATGATTTTGCTTATATGAGCGAAATTAAAGCAAAAGCAGGTGACAGTGATTTATCTTATACTGGAAGTATCAAAATTGAATACGTAGTAGCCTCTTCATAATATTTATAACAAAACATAATTATGGCATTAACATACAGACAAACAAAAGGATCAGCATTAACCATACAAGAGTTAGATGCTAACTTTGCCTATTTTACAGGATCACATCCTATAAATGGTGACTTAACAATTACCGGTTCACTAATAGTTTCCGGGTCAGCAAATTCAGTATTTGATATTGACTTGTTTGATTTACAAATTACAGGTGGATTAGATGTATCCCGAGATGTAGCAGTAAGAGATGATTTAACTGTATATGACGATACTAATTTAAGAAAAGATGTTAATATAGGATTTAGGGATGACAACCCAGGTTTTGGGTATAGCTTAGCAGTAACCCAATCAATCAATACCTCAGGTTCAGCTAAGTTTATAGGTGGAGTAACAATGGAAACTCTCCCTACAACAGAACCTACAATAACAGGCTCTCTATGGATATCAGGTAGTAGTGCTGCTCATCCAAATTCAGGATACTTAATGATATTTAATCCTTAATATTAAATAAACATATTTAATTTTAGGGGCTCTTAATTGGAGCCCCTTTTTTTCATATTTATAACAAAATACACTATGGCAAACATTCCTATTTGGCCGGGTTCGTCATCATTTGCCCCAGGATCAACTCCTTTTGGTTTTTATGATTATAACCTTGACTTCCAACAAGATGCAAACCGCGTTGCAAAATTTTGTGCTTTGCGATTAGGCTATCCTATTGAAAATGTTGAATTACAAGATATAAACTTTTTTACAGCATTTGAAGAAGCAGTAACAGTATATTCTAATGAGTTATTTGGTTACCAACAAAGAGAAAATTATTTATCTTTAGAAGGTTCTACAAATTCATATGGAGGTACACAAACCAATATAAACAATGCCGTTATAACTCCTAGTTTAGGACCTATTATAGCTTTATCACAACAATATGGTACTGAAGCAGGTGTTGGTGGAAATGTAACTTGGCATATGGGATCAGTAGCATTAACGGCTAGTGTCCAAGAATATGATTTAGATGTATGGGCTGCTGAACAAGGTTTAACAGGTAGTGACGTTGAAGTTACAAGAGTATTTTTTCAAGCCCCTCCTGCTGTTAGTCAATTATATTCACCATATGGTAGTGGTGGAGTAGGATTTGATGGTGAAGCAGCAGCTTATGCTACTCCCGGAGTAGGTGCAGGGTATGCAAGTACTTATTTACTTATGCCTGTAAGTTATGATATGCAAATGCTTCAAGAAATTGAATTATCAAATACCGTTAGATTAAGTAATTTCACATTCCAATTAATAAATAACAAACTTAAAGTATTCCCAGTCCCGTCAGCAGAAAATTGGAGAGGTAGAATATGGTTTGATTATCTATTAAACTCAGAAAGATTTTGTGCTACAGTAGATGTAGATCCTAAAAAAATAGGAAATATAGCCCAAATGCCTTATCGAAATATAGATTATAATACAATAAATTCAGTAGGTAGAAGTTGGATATTTGAATATACATTAGCATTATCTAAAGAAATATTAGGATATGTTAGAGGTAAATATGGAACAATACCAATCCCCGGAGCTGAAGTAACTTTAAATCAATCAGATTTACTATCATCAGCAACTGCCGATAAAAATGCGTTAATTGAAAGATTAAGAGCATATTTAGATGATACATCACGTCAAAAATTATTAGAAAGAAGACTAGCAGAATCAAATGCAGGTATGGATGAATTAAATAAAGTACCAATGACCATTTTTGTAGGATAGTATGGCACTTTACGGGGAAGCAAGAGATATAAGTTTTTTTAGATCTATTAATAGAGAATTAATAGGTAATATTATTTCTCAAGAATGTATATATTACAAATATGTTTTATCTAAAACTAAAACAAATATGTATGGGGAAGCGGCTCATGGTAAATTCTTTGAACCCCCTGTAATATTACCGTGTCTAATACAAACGGGTGATCAAGGTGCCCCAGTTAGTGATTTTGGAGTAGAGGCTACATGGCCTATTACTTTTAAATTCCTAACAGATGATTTATTATCACCAACACCTTGTGAACCATGTGATGAAAATGATAACCCACATAGTGCTAATATAGTACCTCAGATAGGAGATATAATATTCTACCAAAATGGATATTGGGAAGTAGATAATACAGAAGCAGATCAATTTTTTACAGGTAAAAATCCAGCATACCCTTTTAAAGATAGTTTAGGAAACAACCCATTAGAGGATGATTTACAATTATTTGGTTATGCTGTATCTATTATAGTTACTTGTCATATGGTACCAGCAGATAGACTAAACATACAACGAACACGATTATAATGGCTGAAAGAAAAGTAACCCCAAAATCACAAAGAGAAATTAGCGTTGATCAACACGTTCCGTATGATCCGGAAATTGGTAACCCTAATTTAGCAAGTGATGTTAATAATAGGGGTACAAAACAATCATTTAGAGGCGATAGTGTTAAGCCATTAACCATTGGTATACAGGATATCGACGAGGCTGTGTTTTATTACTTTAACAACGTTATAAAACCGTCAGTAATACAAAATGGTGAGCGGTTACCCGTACCAGTAATATATGGTGCTCCTGAAAAATGGAAATCAGTACAAAAGGATGGATATTATAGAGATAATTTAGGAAACTTAATGGCTCCTTTAATTATGTTAAAACGTGATTCATTAACTAAGGATAGAAGTATTACTAATAAATTAGATGCTAACAACCCTAATAATTTTAACGTTTTTACTAAAAAATATTCTAAACGTAATGCCTACGATCAATTTGCTGTACTGAATAATAGAATACCAGAAAAACAATTTTATGCTTCTGCTGTACCTGATTACGTTACAGTATCTTATTCATGTGTTGTATTTACTTATTATGTAGAACAATTAAACAAGGTAGTAGAATCAATCCAATACGCATCAGATGCATATTGGGGAGATCCAGATAGATTTAAATTTATAGCACGAATTGATTCATTTGCCTTCCAAACGGAATTACAAGCAAATGATGAACGTCTTGTCCGTAGTACATTTACTATTAAATTAAATGGATATATTGTTCCTGAAATATTACAGAGGGATTTAAATGGTATTGTAAAATACACAGAAAAAACAAAATTAATATTCTCATTAGAAACAGAAGTAGGACCTGAATTCTATAATGGTGTTGTAACTGGAGATAGAGTAGTAACAGAAAAAGGATTTGATCCAAATTTAAAGGATTTATAAAAAAATATAATAAACATAAATAGTATAATATTTATAT